CTGCCGCTACGCCTTTTGGAAAACTTCTCTTGTTTCCATTAGTGTCTGTTCTTATAATAGCGTCTGACGCTTGGTCAAAATAGTATTCATATTTTGCTGTTGTTAATTCTGAGTAACTATCAGCATAAGTTGTTCTTTCATGAACACTATCTATAGTAGTAACTGGACTTTCACTCAATATAATCATACTTGTAAAATTATCATCTATATTAAAAAATTCAGTTTTATCTGTAGAGAAAAAGTCTACAAACGAAGTACCACAATACTTCTTGGCAAGGTCACTAACTTGAGGTACAATTATATCAAGGCGTTGGTCTTCTTTCTGACCGGTAATGCCCTCTACGTTTTTAAATTCTTGTACTGTTATTAAATCTGCCATAATTAAAAAGGGGGAATGTTAGGTACATTCCCGAAAACCATATTAAGCTATTATTAACTAGCTTTGTACTGTAGAGCCCACTTAGAAGTAGCGCCATCGATTAAATCAATGAAACCAAGTCTTTGTGAAGCAACTAGTACTGTTCTTTGGTTAGCTACGTCGTAGTCAGACTCAATGGTTACACCTCTAAGTCTTGGCATTACGTAGTTTCTTGCATAAACTGCAACAGCATGGAATTTACTTGTTGCTGGAGTTGCAAACTCATCACAAACGATTACTTTAGAACCGAATACTGAACCAATTTCGCCACTGATTTTAGTAGCCATGTCACCAACTAAGTTGACATCTTGGAACTCAGCATCTTCTAGTAACTCATAGTATCCTCTTTGTGATACAACATAAACAACTTCAGATGGATTTAAACCATATTTGCCCATATTCTTTCTAGCAGCTAATAATTGTAAAGCTGTTAGTGAATCAGAAGCAAAAGCTGTTGATGATTGAGTTAAATCTGAATCATTTCTTGCTAAGTGAAGTAGACCTTCGAATGTAGCACCTGAAGTACCATATACGCCGTCTGCATCGTCACCAGCTAAGATTGCGTTCTCAATACCTCTAGCGTGAGATCTAACCATAGATTCTCTAATAAGAGGTAGGATAGGCATGATTGCATCTTCTTCAGTCTCATTACCTAAGAATGATTGTGAAATAAGTTTTTTGGTTGAAAGAGTTCTTTCACTCATTACAATACCAGCACCGTTTCCAGGGTCATAAGCATCGCCTCTTGGGTCTAAGTTACCATGAGGTGCAGAACCTGAAGCTGCTTGGTTAGCTGTAAATTCAGCATACCCAGCATCTGGTAAGATAGGAAGAATTTGAGTTGCTGAAGTCATTTGGATTTCTCTAAATAACGGTGCAAGCACTAATTCATTCTGAATATCTCTTTCTACGTTTGTTGAAACAACTTGCTCAAAATCAGCTGATGATACATCAACACCTGACATTTGATTAACTTTTTCCATTACGCCTTTGGCATAATCGCAGTTCCAACCTTTACCTGTAGCTAAACCAGCAAATTTTGCATCGACAATATCATTCTCGAATGATTTTTTCCAGTCGCCATTTCCTTGTCTGTCTGAGAACATACGTTTTGATTCTCTCATTTTCATGATTTCATCAGACTTCTCAACTAAGTTAGCTTCTAGCTCTTTAACCACTTTTGAAAGGTCTTCGTGCTTTTCATTAACTCTTGTCTCAACATCAGACATAAGCTTTTCAGCTCCAGTAATAACTGAAGTTACTACTTGTTTTTGTTCTTCCTGCTTAGCTTCTTCAACAGCCTTCTGCTCTGCTTCAACAGCTGATTTCTCGTCTGCTTCTGCTTGTGCTTTAGCTTTTTGTTCTGCTTGTTGCATAGCAATTTTAGTTGCAGTATCTTCTGCTACTTGTTTTGCGAATGCTTCAAGGTCAAAGCTTTCAGGAGTTATTTTTTTGTCATTTGACATAGATTTCTCCGTTTCTTGGGCTAATGCCCCTTTTGGCTGCTCGACTTCAACAGCATCTGCTGAATTAATTGAGTTAGCCTGATTGCTAAAAGTTTGCTTAAACTTGTTATAGTCTTCCATGTTGTCAAATGATTTGGCAACAGAGAAAGTAGCAGCTTGGTTACAGGGAACTGTAACAACTGATACTTCGAAAAGCTCGGCATCTTTTATCCTATATCCGTCGGTTTCTGTCATATAGTCAGCGTCCTTAACTCTGAAACCAACAGAAAAAGCTCCAAGGACACCGTCTTTAATTAAATCTTTTATTTCGCCAGCTGATTTAGATATTCTAGCATTTAGTTCTAAACCTTTTTCGCCAACACCTATACCGGTAGCTCTACCTATAGGTCTGTCATAGTTATGATTAAATAATATAACAGGATTGTTTTTAAAATTGTCTAATCCACCTTTAAGCCAAGCATCGTGCTCAACGATATCGCCAGCACGGTCTTTAGTGTTAGTACTAGCAAAACCTTTGATGTCTAATCCGCCATCATCAGTTTCTCCTAGTGTTTTAAAAGTAGATGTTAAGTTAAATAATTTTTCCATTATTTCGCCTTTTTCTCAGCCTTCTTAGGGGCTGCCTTAGCGGGCTTAGGCGCTTCTTTTACTTCAAACATTTCTGGGTAAGCTACTTTGCACATTTGCATCATTCTTCCCCAAGAACCGAAAGGTCTTTTTGCAACTACAAAACGCATTGGTACGTCAGTAGCAGCTTTATATTCCTCAACGGTCATAATTTTTCCTTTCTTACTAAAATAATCAGCAAGTTGTTTCAATACGACTTTCTTATTATTCGCCATCTATATTTTCCTCGTCTTGTGGTGGTCTCCCACCGTCACTTGGATTTGCAGAAGAGCCTGCTATATTAGCAGGTACTCTTGGTTCATCAAATCCTTCTACTGGTTCTTTACCTAAGGCTTCTCTTGCTTCGTTAGCACTGAATATTCCAGTATTAACTAATGTTGCATAGTAAGCTGCTTGGTCTCTTAATTCAGGTTGTAGAGCAGGTATATCTGTCACATTTTCTGATATTTTGTAGCCAAAGAATCTTTCTAGTGCATATCCTACCTTTCTTACGACTGGTAGAATAGTTTCAAGATAATAAAGTCTATGGTTGGGTCTAATATTTGCATTATTCCCTCCGTCTAAAAGAATAGGTGGTATTCCCATTGCCTCTAAAACTATTTTTTCGTTTGCTTTGATTCCTTCTTGGAAATCTAAGTCTTTAAAACTTACTTGTGTTAAATTTTCAACTTCTAGTCCGCCATCTAAAAATAGTGGTCTTCTACCACCGGAACTTGGGTTATATCTTTGTACCCATGCTTGTAACATTCTTTCTTTTATTTTCTCAGAAAGAGTGTTTGGCGATTTCAGTACTAAACCTGGTACTGCTCCATTTTTAAAGAAGTTATCTTGAAAGTTTCTCATACTTCCAAGTAATTGCATTGTTCTAAATGCTGGTTTGAGTCTTGGGACTCCTCTATATATAGAGTTAAAACTGTTTTCTTTTATGTGTATGATTTCGTTAACATTGTAGTCAATACTGTTTTCATAAGTATACTTTTCAATATAAGTATCTTTATCAGTATATATTCTTACTTTGTCTGCAGGTAAGTGATATAGATGAACACCGTCATAGTATATAAAGATATTTCCATCAATTAGTAAATCAATAATTAAATTTCTTTTAAAACTATTTATATCCTGAAAAGGATTTGGTTCTTGATTAATTAGTAGATTTACTCTTGACCTACGAACATTTTTTACTACACCTGAAAATCCTGGTATAGGTTCGCCTATGTCATAAGGTATTTCTGCTGTATCATCTACAATCATGTTTACAGCTCTGTTTACTATTTCTAGCTGTTCGTATGCTTTCTTGTAGTTGGTAACTATTTCCCGAGAGTCAACCGTTAAGCCCTCACCTCTCGAAATGACATACTGAGATGGATTTAATTTTTCCTCTCGTTGTATACCTAAAAATCTATCATACCATGCCATATTTATCTCTTTGTTTCTCGACCCATCGTTGTTGTTTCTTTGCAGTTATCAATTTGGGTCTTTTTCCATAAATTGAGTGCAATCGTAAATGATGATTATGGCAAAGTGTTACACATTCGTCATACACTTCTACATAATTTTCATCAATGAACTGCTTTCTTATATCTTGCTCATTATTAATAGTTATTTTGTTTCGTTTTAACCAAGTTTCTAGAAGTTCCGTCAGTCCATGAAAATGATGAAAATCTAAGTTTTTGCTACTCCCACAAATATAACAAGTGTCTTTCTTATTATATCGTGATTTGGCTTTATCTCTTACGTATTTAACTAAATCTCTTTTGAGTTTCATATTTCTACTCTTAATTAGAATTATACCAAAAAGTCACATATATTGTCAAGAACTGTTTTTGACAGGTGTAACTAAAAGGTAGTAATTGAGGTTTCAAATGTATAGAGGGCATATCGTATAGCATCTGCCATATGAGATGACCCATCATGTTTTGGCTTTTCTCTCATTAAATTAGGGTTGGGATCCCATTGATACTGGTCTAAGCATGAGAGAGATTCTTTGCATTGCTGGTCAACAAGTAATAAATCGTTATCAACAACTCCACCTACAAATCCTATTCCATCTAGTACTGATTTTTTCGCATTTATAGTACTAATATCATAGTTTTGTGCAAAGTCGTATCTTGTTTGTTGAGCAGCTGAATCAATGTAAATATAATCTATATCCCATTTATGTATAAGTTTTTGTATTTGCATTGCATGTTGTTCTGTTGTTTTTTCTGCATCTAAGTATTCATCTACTAAGTAGTAATTCTCTGTGTCCCAATCATATGCTATTACACAAAAAGCTGTTGGGTCTTTGTAGCCAACATCAAGTCCT